TTCTAGACGCTGCTGACGTAGCACTATTAATGGAAGCGCATGATAAAGAAACCGGCGCTATGAGCTTTGAGACAACTAAAATTCGTGGTGGACGTGAGCTACAGTTTACTAGTCCTATTGATTGGGATACTTTACGTATTAGTTCAATACCTATGGAAAGACCTCCCGAAAAGGAAGTTATCAAAAAGGCCGGTGGAAAACGTGAAAAGAAAGAACAGCAAGCACCAACAAGCGAAAAATCAGGAGATACACCATGGTAGATATTACAAAAGAAAAGTTAGATAAGGTTCTATTATCTCTAGTTGGTACTAGTGATCTAATAGAGGTATGGTGGAATAGTCCTAATAAAGCTTTTAATATGAGTAACCCTTGGGAGGTATATAACTCTGCTGATAGGTTATCTGTTATTAACTATATACAATTCTATTGCAATGTCCAATCCAGTTGAAGATCTATTAAAAGCTAAAGATGTTTATTTTACACAATCGGGTCAAGACTTCGTCACCAAGTGTTTTAACCCTGAACATAATGATTCAAACCCGTCGTTCCGTATCGACAGAACGACGGGGATTGCTCACTGCTTTAGTTGCGGTTTCAAGACTAATATCTTTAAATTCTACGGCGTTTTAACTAATAACGTATCAATTAAGATTGCAAAGCTAAAACAAAAGTTACGTGATGTAACTGAGCAATTAAAAGGTTTAGAATATCCAGATGGTTATACTCCGATTTCACAGCAATTTAGGGGAATTAGTGTTGCTACATTGCGCAAGTTCGACGCATTTTATACTGATAAAGTTGAAAAGTTGGCCGATCGTATTTGTTTTCCAGTACCGGATATAACAGGTAGAACAGCAGTATTTGTAGCTAGACACACAATGTCTAACGCTAACCCTAGGTATGTTAACTATCCGGCTGGTGTAACACTACCATTATTTCCTAGTAGTGTACCTAAAGAGAACTTTACTACTATTATCCTAGTAGAAGGTTTATTTGATATGCTTAACTTATATGATAAAGGTATTCATAATGTCATATGTTGTTTCGGTACTAATACGCTTCAAGCGGGAACTAGAGACAAACTACTTCCATTTAAAGCTCAGGGTATTACTAAAGTATTCATATTATTTGACGGTGATACAGCAGGCCGTGAAGCAGCCAAGAAGTTAAAACCTTTGATTGAAGAAGAAAACTTTACAGTAGAGATAATTGACCTACCAGACGATATAGATCCCGGGGAATTATCAGAGGAAGATATTAGATCTATAAAAGAATATACAAAATGAAAATAGCAATTATAGATAAAGCACCTAGTAAGAATAACTATAGTAATTGGTTTAAGTTTGATTTCGAACTTTTCCATATGTCAAGCGTACCAATTGCAAAACTACTTAAAAAAGATGTAGACCTAGATATTGATACTGATCTATATGATCTAGTAATACTTGTAGGTTCTGAGGCTACTAAAGAGTACGCTAAGATCACATCTGTTACTAATTATGCAGGACAGTTGGTACACGATAAGTTTGTACCTATTAGCAATCCTGCTATGTTAATCTTTAAGCCAGAAGGTAAGCAAGACTTTCAGCGGGCAGTTGATAGAATACATAAATATACAGAAGGGGTAGTTTCCAATGCTGCAAAATCTGGCGATTTCAAGGGAATTGATACGGTACAAGAAGCCAAAGAGTTTCTTCTGGAAGTGTTTAATAGCGATGCGGCTTTTGTTGCGCTGGATACCGAAACAACCGGGCTATATCCTCGTGATGGCCATGTATTGGGTTTATCTATTAGCTATAAACTTCGTCATGGTCGCTATGTTTTATCGGATGCATTAGATGATGAATGTCTAGAAATACTACAAGCAATTCTAAACAGATATGTAATAGTATTTCATAACTTGAAGTTTGACGTTAAGATGATTGAGTTCCATCTTGGCGTAAAAGTATGCAGAGCTATTGGGCGTATTCATGATACTATGGTTATGCACTATAACCTAGATGAGTCCGATTCACACAGCTTGAAAGCGTTAGCTCTAAAGTATACAGAATACGGGGATTATGATTCTGAACTAGATACCTACAAAAAGCAGTACTGTTCACTACATAATATACTATTGGATGATTTTACTTATGATCTCATTCCTTTTGATATTATTAGTACTTATGCTAGCATCGACACTGCCGTAACTTTAGAAGTATTTTATAAGTTCTGGCCAATAGTACAAGCTAATGCTAAACTATTATCAGTATATAATAACTTATTGATTCCAGGTACACTATTCCTAATGGATATGGAAGAAGTAGGTATTCCTATTGATAAAGAGCGAATGAAGGCTGCTGATAAATATCTAGAAACAGAAGTGCATAAGGCTAAGGAAAGTTTATACAGTTTTGAAGCTATTAAACAATATGAGTCAGATGCTGGTACAATATTTAACCCTAACTCTGTACAGCAGATTCGTAAGGTTCTATTTGACTATGTTGGACTTACTCCAACTGGTAAATTAACTAAAGCCGGTGCTATTAGTACCGATGCTGAAGTTCTAGAAGAGCTTGCTGAAGAACATCCACTACCTAAGACTCTATTAACAATGCGTCAATTAGGTAAAGTTAGAAATACTTATATTAGTAAAATCTTACCGGAATTAGATCGTGATGAACGTATTCGTACCAATTTTAATCTTATCTTTACCACATCTGGGCGCTTATCTAGTTCTGGAAAATTTAATGCCCAGCAGATACCTAGAGATGACCCTATCATTAAAGGCTGCATTAAGGCACCAGACGGATATGTAATTGTATCTCAGGACTTGACAACAGCAGAAATGTATTATGCTGCGGTTTTATCAGGTGACGCTAACCTAATGCAAGTTTTCTCTAGTGGTGGTGACTTCCACTCCACCATTGCTAAGATGGTATTTAACTTACCTTGCCATGTTGACGAAGTAAAGAAGCTATTCCCAGCTATGCGTCAATCTGCTAAGGCTATTTCATTCGGAATTTTATATGGTTCAGGCGCAAAGAAAGTTTCAGAGACGGTTACAAAAGCAACGGGAGAGTACTATTCTCTTTCACAAGCGCAGGACGACATTACGGCGTATTTTACTAAGTTTGCTAAACTTAAGAAGTGGCTTAAAGATCGCGAGGCCTTCATCCGAGCTAACGGATTCACTTATTCATTTTTTGGGCGTAAACGCAGACTACCGAATGTATTTAGCGACGACAAAGGTATCGCGGCTCATGAAGTACGATCTGGAATAAATGCAGAAGTTCAAAGTCTTGCATCCGATATGAATCTATTAGGTGCTATGGATACTGCTTTTGAAATAAAACAAAAGGGACTAGAGGCTAATATCTTTATGTTAGTACACGACTCGGTAGTATCTATAGTCCGAGAAGATCAGGTTGAAGAATACTGCGAGATTCTAAAACGCAATACACAAAAAGATCGTGGTTGCTCTATTCCAAAATTCCCAGTAGGCGTAGATCAAGACGTCGGAAAGGATTATAGTTTTGGGAAATTCGAATCATACTATAGCTTTGACGGAGATATGTTATCCCGTATATAGTATTCTAGGTGGAGCAGTACCGTCTAAGGATGGTACTGTAACATTTACATATTCTGAATCAGTGGAAGATGAGGAACTAACATATGATTTTAAAATTGTAGATGATAAGAGTATTGATAGACCTACCCTAGGTCAGCGAAGATTACAAGCGCTATCTTCTGGAGCTAAACTACAGAAGATAGGTAAGGCTTTATTCTTCCTTGGTGATTTAATTAAAATAGCGAAACGTAGTACCTATTTTATTGATTCCAATGGAAGAATATTTCAATATAGAAAAACTGCACGCGCCAAACTGCACTTTAGAAAACTTACTCAAGTTATACCCATTACTACAGGAGGCGCTATTCTAGAAATAGAGGGCATACCTTCTCGTTTTAAGTGCTTATTCCACCCTAAAACTCTAGAAAGATATGCTGGAGTTTTAGAAACTGGTAAGTCTTATATATTATATGGGTTATATGAACAACCTTACAAAAGCTCATGGAGAATGATATAAATGCCTAAAGCAATTATAAGTAATAGAATATACCTAGACGTAATACCAGAAGTAAGAAAATACTTAGTAGCTCAACTTACCTATAAAATACCGCTTAAGCATACTGGTAGATCAAAAGTGCAGCAATTTGAGATTATTCGTAACTACGTCACTATTAGTGATAAAGTAATGTCTATACCTCAAGGACGTATAGACTTGATTCCAGAAGGTTATGAAATAGTAGATAAACGAGTATTGCATGAACTACCCTTTCCAAACCCAATATTTCCACCTAGAGATTATCAGCAACCTATTATTGATGATTTCAAAGATACTGGAATGTTGAACGCATTAGTGGGTTGGGGTAAGACATTTACTGCTTTACACATAGCGCGCAATTTAGGTCAGAAGACTTTAATTGTTACCCATAATACTTTCTTGAGGGACCAATGGATACAAGAAATAGAAAATTTATACGAAATGCCTGTAGGGGTTATCGGAAGTGGTAAGTATGATATTGACCATACTATTGTGGTTGGCAACGTACAATCTATCATCAAATATATTAAAGACATATCGAAAGAGTTCGGAACAATCATTCTGGATGAAATGCACCATGTTACTGCCGATACTTTTAGTGATATTATTGACGCTAGCCATGCTAGGTATAGAGTCGGGTTATCTGGCACGATGGTTCGCACAGATGGAAAACACGTAATCTTTAAAGATTACTTTGGATTTGAGTTGCATCAACCCCCACAATCGGGCACAATGACACCTACGGTGTTAACGCTTGCCACAGGTATCCAACTAACACCTGGAGTACCTTGGGTTAATAAAATAAACAATCTATTATACGACGAAGATTATCAAAAGTTCATTGCTAATATAGGATACTTATATATACAAAAAGGGTATGTACCCTTAATTGTAGCAGATAGAACTGAATTTCTTGAAAAAGTAGGAGAATTAATTGGCGACTCGTGTGTGTGTATTACTGGGACAAACGCTACCTTCGACGAACGTAAAGCTCTCGTGGCTGAAGTTGAAAGTGGAGAGAAAAATTGCATTGCTGGAAGTATCCAAATCTTTAAAGAAGGTATCTCCATAAATAGGATTAGTTGTATTATCAATGCAACTCCAGGTAGTAATCAAATTACTCTAGAACAACTAATAGGTAGAGCACAAAGACAGTGTGAAGGTAAACTAGATCCTATTGTAATTGATCTACAGTTTTCCGGTGTAGACGGTAGACGGCATAATAAAGCGCGTCTAGAGTTCTATCAACGTAAGGGATGGGAAGTAAAAAGCATATAAAATTTAGACTTGCAAATGCTTCTCAATAATGATATAATATATGTTCTGAGGCGATAAATTGGCTTTATTTTTCAACATTAATATACTTGAGGAACTGTCAGGTACTGACCCCTACAAGTTCATGGCTCTATTAGAGTACCATCGTAATGGTGGAATTGCTAAGTCAAAATTCTCCAGATATAAACCAGCAAGTAAGTCTCTGTCGGGTAATAGTTATATACTAAACCCAGATCGACTTTTCAGTGATAAAACTACTGATATACTATTTAAAATACAGTATATTAAACTAGCAGCTCGCAGAGACTATGCTCTATATAAATTTCACAAATATAAAGGTATACAGCTATCGTACTATCCTGATATTAATATAGAAGCAGCAAAACACAATCCGTTACTAATAGTAACACCCACAGAAATTAATTTTAAATACGAGTAATATATGGCACTAGATTTTAACAGCACTAAAGGCGCAGCAGCTTCTAAGAAGGTAGATGCATTTGAATACAAAGATGGAGAAAATACAGTACGTCTTGTAGGCGGAGTTCTACCGCGTTATGTGTACTGGGTTAAAGGTACTAATAACAAAGACATTCCAATTGAATGCCTAGCGTTTAGTCGAGATAAAGAAAAGTTTGATAATCTTGAAGTAGATCACGTTCAAGACTTTTATCCTGAAGCAAAGTGCTCATGGGCTTACAGTATTAACTGTCTTGACCCTAAGGATGGTAAAGTTAAGGTACTTCAACTTAAGAAGAAGCTGTTCGCACAGATTCGTGATGCAGCAGCTGATCTTGGTGATCCAACTGACCTTGATGATGGTTGGGATGTTGTCTTTAAGAAAACCAAAACCGGCCCACTAGCTTATAACGTTGAGTATACACTTTCCGTTCTACGTTGCAAGAAACGCAAACTTTCTGAAGATGAGAAGGCCGTAGTTGCAGTAGCAGAAACGATTGATACTAAGTATCCGCGTGCAACTCCTGAAGAAGTTCTTGCTCTACTAAATAAGATCAAGAATGGTAATGCTGGGGAAGATGCTCCAGCCGGTACTGACCAAGAAGCAGTTAACGAACTAGGTTAATAGAAAACGGCCCCTAAGGTTTTATAGTCTTAGGGGCTTTTCTGTCTGGAGAAATATAAATTGAAAATTTTATTCACAGCTGACCTACATATTAAGCTCGGTCAGAAAAATGTACCTATAGAATGGGCTTTAAACCGCTATAACTTACTAGACGAACAGCTAAATGATTTACAAAAACAAGCAGATATTATCGTTCTCGGTGGTGATATATTTGATAAGTTACCTAATATGGCGGAGTTGGATGTATATTTTAAACTCATTAGTAGTTTTGATAAACCAACTTTTATCATTGACGGTAATCATGAGGCCACTAAAAAGGGTGCTACGTTCTTTAGTCAATTGAAGTTTGTTAGCCAAAGTATTAATCATAACGTAGTAGTTATTGATGATTACTTTACATACGAAAGTATAGATTTTATACCTTACTGTAAGCTAAAAGATTTTGAGAAAAACGGACACGAGTTTAGTTCTAAAGTATTAGTAACGCACGTACGCGGAGAGATTACACCACATGTCAAGCCTGAAGTCGATTTGGATATATTTAATAAGTGGCAAGTGGTCCTCGCTGGGGATTTGCATTCTTATGATAATTGCCAGCGTAATATACTATACCCTGGAAGCCCTGTTACTACCAGTTTCCATCGTAACAGTATTGATACAGGGGTTATCTTGTTTGATACTGATACAATGGGTCATGAGTGGAGTAGACTAGAACTTCCTCAGCTATTAAAAGAAACTATTAAAGCGGGTGACCCAATGCCTGCCACAGACTACCACCATACAATTTATGAGGTAGAAGGTGATTTAGCTGAGCTATCTAATATGGAAGATAGTATCCTATTAGATAAAAAAGTAGTAAAACGCAGTGTAGATACTGCGTTAATGCTATCCCCGGATATGACCCTAGCTGCGGAAGTAGACGAGTATCTAAGGTACATTCTTCAATTAAATGATAAAGCGATTGAAAACGCTTTAAAGGAATTAAATAACTATGCCGATAAAATCCAATAAAGTAATCGTATGGGGTCAGTATAACTGTGTATACTGTGACCGTGCTAAAAGCCTACTTAAAGCTTCTGGTATAGAGTACCAAGAACGTATGATTGGTACAGATGAAGGTAGTTGGACATTACAAGATTTACTAAAAGTAGTTCCAACAGCTAGAACAGTACCTCAAATCTTTATTGGAGATACGTATATTGGCGGATTTACTGAACTACAGAAATATTTAGATGATAACGTTAAAACAGCTTAAATGGGGTAATGCTTTTAGTTATGGAGCAGATAACGTAGTAGATCTATCCAGTAACCCACTAGTTCAACTAATAGGTAAGAACGGACATGGAAAAAGCAGTATCCCTCTCATACTTGAAGAGGTTCTTTATAATAAGAACTCTAAAGGTATTAAAAAATCTGATATACTTAATAGGTACGTCAAGGACAAGTCTTATTCAATTGAACTACAATTTGAAAAAGACCAAATTAACTATACAGTTAAAACTACTCGTGGTTCTTCACAAACTGTTAAGTTATTCGAAGAAGGAGTAGACATTTCTTCGCATACGTCCACAGGTACGTATAAACAAATCGAAGAACTAATCGGATTAGATCATAAGACATTCTCACAGATTGTATATCAGAGTAGTGTTTCTAGTCTAGAGTTCCTTACGGCTACTGATACTGCTCGCAAGAAGTTCCTTATTGATCTACTTAATCAAGGCATTTATACCACAGCCGGTGATGTATTTAAGGAAGTAGCTAGTGGGTTAAGTAAAGAAGTAGACAAACTATCAGCAAAGAAAGAAACTATTGTTTCTTGGATTGATAAGTTTAATTCTACT